GGGCATTTCACGCGAAGCTGCCACCGTCATCAAGAACACGTTTGACCAAGGAGGGGATATAGCCGCAGCGCGTGCAGCATTGCAGCGCGCTGGAAGTGAGGGAATGCTTGCAGATGCCGGATATGCAGCCCAGGCTTTGCTTGATGCTTCTGCGGCGTCAGGTGGCCGGGCTGGGCAGATTGCCCGCACGGCTGTTGAGGATCGTATGGCGCGCACAGGTGAGGCGCTAGACACGACGCTTGATACCGTTCTTGGCCCTGCGCCTCTTGGACCAAAAACTGCCGTTGCAGATATTGCAGCACGAAGCGCACCAGCGAGATCAGACGCTTATCGCGCGGCATATTCCACGCCCATCAATTACGCATCGCCGCAAGGCATGAAGATTGAGGAAGTCTTGGGCCGCGTTTCCCCGGATGATCTGATCGCTGGAATTGTTGAGGCCAACAAGGAAATGCGCTCGCGCGGCGAGGTTAATCAGCAGATCATGGCTGTTCTCGGCGCTGACGGCAATGTTGAGTTCTTGCGCGAAATGCCTAACGTGCAGCAGCTTGATGAAATCAAGAAGGCTTTGCAAAAGATCGCATATGACAACACCGATGACTTCGGGCGTTTGACGGGAACTGGGCAGCGATACAACCGCCTTGCCGGTGAACTGCGCGATGCTGTGGCCGATGCCGTCCCGGACTATGGAACAGCGGTTGCGCTCGGTGGCGACAAACTTGCAGAGGAGCGGGCGTTTATGCTTGGCCGCAATCTTCTTTCCACCAAGACGGAAATCGAAGATGTCGGACTAGAGCTTGGCGCAAAGCCGTCCGCAGATCAGATTGCTGCGGCAAAGTCCGGCTTGCGGTCCTATGTGGCAAAGGTTCTCGGCGATGTTCGCATGGTTCCGTCAGACCCGAACATTGACGCGCGCGAAGTCATCAAAGCTGTTACCGATATGAGTAGCGCAAATGCGCGTGCAAAAATCCGTTCCCTAATGGGCGCTGAAGCTGATGCTCTTTTGAAGCAAATTGATGAGGCAACGCAAAGCTCTATCGTGCGAACTGCCCTCTCCACAAACTCAAAAACAGCTATCAGAAGCAACATCAAGGAAACGGTTGATGAGTTGACCACTCCAGGGGTTCTCGGCCAAGCAATGGCGGGCGACCCCATCAACACATCAAAAGCCATGATCCAAGCGGTGACAGGTCAGACTGCAGAATACACGGCAGCGCAGCGGCAGCGCATCTTTGAAGATATTGCGCGGGCATTGACCGAAAAGCGCGGTCAGTCTGCAATGGCCGCACTCAACTACCTAGAACAAGCGATGCGTGGGCAATCACTCACGGCAGCGCAAAATGAGTTTCTTGCGCGCCAAATCGCAGGAACTGCTATGATTGCTGGCATCCCGGCAGCGCAAGAGGTGAGTGGCCGATGAAACCGAAAAAGCTATCCCGCGACCAGATCCAGAACACGATCAAGAACGCCATCACGGAAGCGGTGGACTTTATTGAAGCCGAGATCGCGCCGCAGAGGATCAAGGCGCAGAAATACTTTGACGGCCAGGTTGATCTTGGCGTGGATGATGGCAGATCCAGCGTTGTGGCCACGAAATGCCGGGACACCATCCGCGCGGTCAAGCCATCGCTGATGCGGGTTTTTCTGCAATCTGGCCGCCCCGTTGAGTTTGTGCCGCGCAAGCCGCAAGCCGTGCAAGAAGCCGAGCAAAAGACCAACTATGCGGCTTATGTCTTTGAGCGCAACAACGGCTTTCAAATCCTCTCGGATGCCATTGATGATGCGCTGAAAAAGAAGGTTGGCGTTTGGAAAGTTTACGTTGATGAGCCTGCCAGCGTGGAAATCGACGAATACAGCGACCTGACCGAAGATCAGGTGGCGTTCCTGCGGATGGACCCTGAGATTGAAATCTTAGAGGAAGAAATCACGCAGGAAGCCATGATCGACGGGATGGGCATGACCATCATGCCGGCGATGTATGAACTGAAGGTCGCCAAGGAAACGCGGTCAAAGGAAATCCGCATCGATGCGGTCGCGCCGGAAGACTTCTTCGTAGACCGCAACGCCAGCAGCATCCACGATGCTTATGTTTGCGGCCATAGCGCCGAAATGCGCGTGGGCGATGTTGTGGCGATGGGTTACGACTTCGAAACCGTCTACAACATGTCCGGCACGACTGACGGGCGCGTGGACGAGGAAGAAACGCTGCAACGCCTTGGCTGGGATGCGACCGATACGGACGAGGATGCCAACGATCCGTCCATGCGGAAGATCACGCTGACCGAAGCATACATGAAGATGGACATTGAAGGCACGGGCGTCCCGCGTCTTTACAAGTTCCTCTGCGGTGGCGGCAGCTACGAGTTGCTTGATTACGAACTCTGCGACGAGATGCCGTTTGCCATCTTTGAGGTTGACCCGGAGGCGCATGCCTTCTTCGGTCGGTCGCTGGTTGAGATCATCATGGATGACCAAGACGCGGCAACCGCATTGCTGCGCGGCTTGTTGGACAACATGAGCCTCATCAACAACCCGCGCATGGTGGTAAATTCCCAACTCGTAAACATGGATGACGTTCTCAATAACGAGATCGGCGCCATCATCCGCACCAAGGACGTGAGCGCCCTGCGGGAAATCACCATCGGCGGCATGGCTGGCGGTCTTCTTCCGGCCATCACCTACTACGATGAGGCAATCCGCGCCAAAACGGGCGTCTCTGGGGCCGGAATGGGCCTTGATGCCAACGTCCTGCAATCCCAGACCGCGCAAGGCGTTAACGCCGCTGTGCAGGCCGCTAATCAAGTGTCCGAGCTTATTGCGCGGCATCTTGCCGAAGGCGGCATGAAGCAGGCATTCCGCATCATCGCCAAGCTGGCCAAGCAGCACATCGGCGGCCAGGAGATGATGCGCGTCAACGGCGAGTTCATCCCGGTTGACCCGCGTTCCTGGTCGGCTGACAGCGATTTGACGGTGAACGTCGGCATCGGCACGGGCAAGCACGAAGAACGTGCAATGGTGCTGCGCGAGACGCTGCAAACGCAGATGGGCATTTGGCAATCCTATGGCCCGACCAATGGCGTTGTGACCATGACCAACATCCGCAATACGCTGGCCGACATTCTGCGCCACAGCGGCCTGCACAATGCGGAACGCTATTATCAGCCGATGAACCCGCAGATGGAGCAAATGCTGATGATGCAAGCGGCGCAAGCAGCGCAAGCCCAGCAAGGCCAGCAAATGGGCAGCGATCCAAACGCGGCATTCTTGCAAGCCGAGCAAATGAAGATGTCGGCGCGCGTCATGGCAGATCAGCAAAAGGCGCAATTGGATTACCAGAAGGCGCTGATGCAGGATGACCGCGAGCGCGATAAGATGGTGCAAGACCTAGCAATTGAGGCCGCTAAAATCCTCGCCAACAGCGGCGTGCGGCTGAATGAACAGGCGATCAAGGCGGAACAAGCCATGACCCGTCCGATGGGGATGATGCCAAATGCTTGACGTTCATCAGCGCGCAATCCAAGCTCGCCAGCTTCAAGGCTATGAGCCGTTCACTGCAATTGCCGATGAAATCCGCAATGATGCCGTCGCATTGTTTTTGAACCCTGCATCTGATATAACAGCCATAGCGCGGGCGCATGAGGCGGTTCGCGCGGTGGAAACGTTCATTGCGGCCATTCAAACGCGCATAGACGCTGAGAAGGTCGCAGACAAAAAGGCTCAGGACCGCAATGGAAGCGACTGACAAAATTGAAGCGGCGGTAAATTCGCTGCTTATCATGGACGAACCGTCCGTTCAGGATGAGGCACAGCAGGAAAACCCTGCGCCCGAAACTGAATTGGAAGCGCAAGAGACGGAAGCGCCGGAAGCCGAGGAATATGAACCCGAAGCGTCCGAAGAAGTCGAAGCCGACGAAGACAATACCGCACAAGAACAAGCGCCCTCAAAATACACCGTCAAAGTTGACGGCAAGGAAGTTGAGGTAACGCTGGACGATCTTAAGCGTTCATTCTCTGGTCAGGCTTATATCCAGAAGGGAATGCAAGAAGCAGCCGAAGCCCGCAAGGCCGCGACGGAACTCTACCAGACCCTTCAAACCGAACAGGCGAAGTTCATGCAGGTGGTGCAAACCATCCAAGAGCATGGCTTCAAGGCTCCCCCGCAAGCCCCTGACATTGCGATGATGGACAAGGACCCCATCGGATACATGCAGGCGGAAGCGCGCTACCGCAAAGAAGCCGCCGAGTTTCAAATGCAGCAACAGCAAATCCAGCAAACGGCGATGGCACAACGCCAAATGCAGGAAAAGGCTATGGCTGAGTTTGTTGCAGAGCAAAGCAAACTCTTGCAGTCGCGCATTCCTGAGTTTGCCGACCCGAACAAAGCCCGCGAAATCACGGGAAAAATTCGCAGCACGGCAACAGAGGCTTACGGGTTTACGGATGACGAGCTTGGCGGCATCGTTGATGCGCGTCATGTTCAAGTCCTTCACGACGCGATGAAATGGCGTGAATTGCAGGCGGCGCGGACCAAACAGGCACCCGCAGCCCCCAAGTCAATCAAGCCCGTGGCGCGTCGGCCAGAGCCTCAACAGTTTGCTCGGAAAAAGCAGATCGACGCAGCGCGGAAGACCGGTGGAAAGCCTGAGGCTTTCATTGATCTTCTGTTCAAATGAACCCTTAAGGAGTTTGGATCATGGCACAGCCGACCAACACCCTCGACAGCTACGATGTTCGCGGCATCCGCGAAGACCTGCAGGATATCATCTACGATATCTCCCCGGAAGAAACGCCGTTCTACACCAAGAGCGCCAAGGCGAAAGCCACCAACACCCTGCACGAATGGCAGACCGACGCCCTGCGTTCGTCCGCTGACAACGCGCACATTGAAGGCGGCGACACTGCCCCGGAAGCGCGTTCCGTCACGACCCGTCTGGGCAACTACACCCAGATCTTCAAGAACGCCGTTGCCATCCCCGGCACCGACGATGGCCTGAACAAAGCCGGTCGCGCACGCGAGATGGCCTATCAGGTGCTGAAGATTGCCAAAGAACAGAAGCTGGACATCGAAAAGGCTCTGTTCGCGAACCAAGCCCGTTCGGCTGGTTCTTCGGTCGCTGCCCGCCGTCTGGCTGGTGCGCCCGCTTGGCTGACGACCAACACCAACTTCCAATCCGGCTCTTCGGGTGCTGACCCCACCGGCGACGGCACCAACGCGCGGACCGATGACGGCACCCCGACCGCGTTTGACCAGACCAAGTTTGACAGCGTTATGCAGGCGATTTGGGTTTCTGGCGGCAAGCCGGATACTGTTTATCTGTCGGCTTTCCAGATGAACAAGGCTCTGACCTTCACCGGCAACAACAACCAGCGGTCCAACATCACCGCTGAGTCCGAGAAGGTCATCAAGCACATGTCCGTCTATGTGACGCCGTGGGGAACTGTGGAGTTCATGCCTTCGCGTGAAAACCGCAGCCGTGACGTGTTCGTGATGCAAGATGATATGTGGGCTGTTGGCGTTCTGCGCCCGACCCGCAACACCGAGCTTGCGAAGACCGGCGACAGCGAAAAGCGCCAGATCATCACCGAACTGACCCTCATTTGCAAGAATGAAAAGGCCAGCGGCGGTGTATTTGACAACACCACCTCGTAAGGAGCGGGACCAATGGCTTCTGAATACAAACCGAACCTTGGCGTGATTGCGATCACTGCCGCCGCCACGCTTGATGATGATGCCTACGCTGGCCGCACCATCAACCTGAACTCCACCACGGGCCGGATCGTTACCCTGCCTGCGGCTTCGGGTTCTGGCGCAACCTACACGATCTTTGTGGGCGCGACGGTTTCGTCGGGTTCGCATGTCGTGCGCGTGGCCTCGTCGGCTGACGTGATCCAAGGCGTTGTGGCGATTGCCACCGACATCGCTGGCGTCACCGTTCCGACGGCGACTGATACCGACACCATCACCCTGAACGGTTCCACCACGGGCGGCATTCGCGGCTCTTGGCTGGAGCTGCAGGACGTGGCTTCGGGCATCTGGTCGGTGCGCGGCGGTCTGGTTTCGTCCAGCACCGAGGCAACCCCGTTCTCGGCGGCTGTCTGATAACGATGGGGGCGGGTTATACCGCCCCCTTCCCAACGAGGGGATAGCATGTCTCAGGTCTGGGTAAAGACGAGCAAAGGCGATATCATGCGCCTTGGCGATGCGCAGAAAGCGTGCAAGGCTGATGAGGAATTGACGTATGAAGTTATCGGAGAAAATGACGGTCGAGGATGGGAAGCTGGTCATTCAGCAAACCCACGACTTCACGCCGATAGCCGAAAAGTCGAAAGCGATGCAATCGGCTGGGGTATGGGATCTGGGCGAGAGCCGGCTGGTGGCGAACATTCCGATGAAGATGTGGGCGGAATGGGCGAAAAAGCACGGCGTCCGCGTGGACGACCACGGCGCGATGAAGGAAGTCGTGCATAAGGAATTGATGAACCCGGATAATGCACATTTTCGGGTGTGGAATGGCAACCTAGGCCGCTTCAAGGCCAAGTAAGGAACAAAGCAAATGGCGACGATTGTCCCTACTACGGTCGAAGAGCAAATCCGCGCGGCGGCTTATCGTTGGACCGACTACAGCACGGCTGACACGTCCACGCCGATCAAGGTGCAGAACATGCAGGGCTTGGCTGGTTCTGTGCAAATCACTGGCACGTTTGGTGGGGCAACTATTGCGCTGCAAGTGTCTAATGATGGCACGAACTATGTGACGCTGAAGGATGGATCTGGCTCTGATATTTCTCTGACTTCTGCGGGTATGCGCGAGTTTTCGACGGCTGCGCTATATCTGAAACCCACGTCTTCGGGCGGAACTGCTGACAACGTGACTGTGACTGTCGTCCTGCGGGGTTGATCCGATGAATATGCCGCTCGTCCTCTTGAACCGCCGGCGGCGTGGTGGCTTTTCGCCTAACGCTCTCTTCGCCCTTGCCGAACCCGGCGTCTGGTTCGACCCGTCTGACGTTGCCAACCTGAATTGGCGTCGGAACCTGCTGACGTATACCGAGCAGTTCGATAATGCGGCTTGGACGAAAACCCGTTCGTCTATCTCAGCAAATGCTGCTGTTGCTCCAGACGGGACGACAACTGCGGATAAAATCGTTGAGGATTCCTCGGCGTCTACCGACCACAGAATCCAGCAAACAGCTTCAATTGGATCGTCTGCTGTCACGGCTAGCGTCTATATTAAAGCCGCAGAGCGGACGCTTGCTTATGTTCGCATTGACGACGCATCGACCACCAAAACCGCGTGGTTTAACTTGTCAAACGGAACCGTTGGCTCAGTAGATACAGGCTTTAGTGCCAGTATTTCAGACGTTGGTAATGGCTGGTACAGATGCGTTGTGACTTACGCAGCCCCCGGAGCGACAACAAGTGGGGTGGTTGTATTCGGCCCGGCCACAATAAACGGAAGCAGGACTTACACTGGCGACGGCACCAGCGGCATCCTCATCTGGGGCGCACAACTCGAACTCGGTTCTGTAGCCACTGACTACCAACGCATCACGGACGTGAACACGGAAGTCATCGAACGCTTCCCGACTGCCACGCTCTATCAGGACACCGCAGGCACGACGCCCGTGACGGCTGCGGGGCAGTCGGTGGCGCTGGCTCTGGATAAGTCCAAGGGGCTGGTGAAGACAAAGACAACTTTGCCTACTTTTACCGTCAACGAAGGTAGTGGGGCGACTACGATCTCAGTCACCTCAAACGTCCTGACATTTACGTCAGCAGCAAGTGGCGACGGCAAGCGCATCAATGGTTACTTTACCCTTGGCCGCCGCGTTTACATCCGTGTAACCGCAGTTGGCACAGGTTCCGTTGCCGTCTTCGCTGGAAATATCACTCCAATCTCTATATTAAGCAATGGGGTTTTTGTCGGCGCTATTGGTAACGCTAATGCTGATTACCTTATTTTCCGCGCCACATCCGGGGGCTACAACGGAACCATAACTGTCGAAGAAATTTTTGAACAGGATGGTTTCCACGCCGTGCAGGCCACCACTGCCAACCGCCCGATCTACGGCATCCACCCTGTCGGTGGGCGTAGGAATTTGCTGCTGCGGACGGAGGAGTTTGACAATGCGAGTTGGACGAAGACTCTCTCTACTGCTGTCAACAACAAGTTGATCCCGTCCAGTGGGCAGTTGCTGGCAAACGCATACATTTCGCAAGCCGTGACAAAGGCTGCGTCAGCAACAACGTATACATATCGTGTCCGTGCGGCTGCGGCAGAGTTTAATCGTGTTTTGCTGCTGGTTGCAGATACGGCATCAGCCGCCAATAGAACGGTAGTCACAGTTTCCCTTGTGGATGGCACCGTTACATCAGCGCCTCAGGTATTTGGCACATTTTCCTCTGCAACTGCGACTGTTGTTGCGGCAGGGAACGGTTATGACGTCGCTTTGACATTTACCACCTCTACCGAGACAAGCATTACGTCACGCATTTATGCTGCGGACAGTGTAGCAACGACGGGGAACGGGACTAGCGGCATCACACTTGTCAACGCACAACTCGAAACAGGCTCCACCGCCACGGCTTACCAGCGCGTGACCGACCAATACAACGTCACCGAGGCTGGTGTGTCGTCCGTCAGCTACCTGTTCTTCGACGGGGTGAACGACAGCTTGGCTACATCCACGATCACGCCGGGGGTTGATAAGGCTCAGGTCTTTGCCGGGGTGCGGAAGCTGAGTGATGCGGCGCGTGGGATTGTTGTTGAGTTAAGTGCCTCAACTTCTGTGAATAACGGGTCTTTCGTGCTTGATAGCCCTGTTGGCACTTCTGATGCTAGATCATCGTTCAACTCTAGGGGGACAGCGGCTGTTGGCTCAGTGTCCTCTTCTGTCGCGGCGCCTTCCAGTTTTGTGTTTACTGGGACCGCAGACATATCTGGCGATCAAGTGCAAATACGAGCTAACGGCATTGCTTCCAGCGCAGGCACAACAGACCAAGGCACAGGCAACTTCCTCGCCTATCCTCTCTACATCGGCGCTCGCGCAGGCACGTCCCTGTTCTTCTCCGGCCACTTGTATTCTCTCATCGCCCGCTTTGGCCCGAACCTCGACACCGGGCAAATCTCCTCCACAGAAACTTGGGTCGCAGGTAAGACAGGGATCGTAATCTAATGCCACGTATCACAGCAGCAGCACCGCAAGCCCTCGTCTCTGACAGCAACAACTTCGCCATGTGCTTGGGTTACTCCTTGGCAGATGGCCTGACCTTCTCCAACCTTAACTGGCAGGACGCCAACGGGAGCCTCTACGGGTGCGCCTCGTGGGAAGCCTCAGAGG